ATGCGCCCGAGTCTTGTGTTTCGGATATTTCAACTGGCATTAGGTAAACGCTCCACTTTGTCCACTATCTCTAATTTCTATAAGAACATCTCGGATCAAATCAAGAATACGGTTTCGGTCGGTGTCTCGTTTTTCCATATCGTCGAGTTTTGATAATTGATCTTCTTGAACTTTCAAAGTTGGGCTTGAACTTGTCACCTCAGATGGTATTGCAGCAGGCAAGCCAATATTTTGTTTGCCGTCCATGAATGGAATAGTTGTCTCAAATCCAGCAATAGTTGTATCGAACGACTGCTTAGTTGCATCTTGAATCTTTTTCTGCAATTCTTGTTGCTTCTTAGCGGATTCTTCTGCGGCCTTGACTGCTGCATCTGCTTTTTCTTTTTCGAGGGCCTCTGCTTCTTCTTTGCGCTTTTGTGCGAGTTCAACTTCCCTTTGCTGTTGTTTAGCCTCGAACTGTTGCTGCAGCCTATCAATTGAATTTAGCCTCTCGCGCTCAATACCTAAAATTTCCTCTTCCGCTGCTCCGCTTTCTTTTGCAAGTTCAATCCTTGCAGCGAACAACTCATTTACTTTTTCCGAGGCATCACGAAGTTGCTGTTCAGCCTTAACCATTTCCAGCGATTGCTGGAGTTCTTCTTTTAGCGTATCCGACGTTGCTTGTGCAATTTGCAATTCAAGTTCAGCAATTTGCAAACTGTCTTGTTGGCCTTTTGTTAGGGCTGCAATCGTATCGTTTAGTTGTTGTTCCTTTGCTAGCCGCTGTTCCGCGATACGGTTTTGCTCCTCGGCAATCTTGCGGGCCTCGTCTGCTTCTTCCTTTGCCTTAGCAGCCTCTTCGGCAATACGCTTTTCTTCTTCGGCACGCTCGGCTGCCTGGATTGTCAGTTCTTTGAGTTGCCTTGCCTGCTCCTCCAATTCTGCGGCCTGCCTGGATGCAACACCTGCACGCCCTTCGTTAACTGATGTACCCTCTTCCTGGGCAAACTTCCTCGCCTCATCCCGTAATTCTTGAGCCTGCCGCATTTGTTGTTGAAAAGCAGCCTCTGCTTTCAGCCTGTTTGCTTCTAACGTATCTCCTTGCAATTCTGCAATAGCGGCTTGGTTAGCAAGTGATTTATCCATGCCACTTACGGCCGCAGAGAATAAATTCTGCTCACGAGCAAGTGATTCCATTGCCTCCTGTAATTCTTTCACCTCGTCAACAGCAAGGCCAAGGCCAATAGCAAGTGATTTGCCGAAGTTTGCAAAATTGCTTAAGACAGGGATTTTTTCAAGGAATGCAGCCGTACCTTTGTCAAGGGCGTCCAGCGTATCCTTAGATTCTGCAACAGCCTCCTTAGCCGCTACAAATCCATCAGCAACACCTCCAATAAGTTGAGCAACAGCCGCAAATCCAGCAACCACACCAAGCGATTCTGTCAACTTAGATTGAAAATCCTTGACCTTGCCACCAGCCTCAAAGAATCCACGCTTCGTATTTTCAGTAGTTTGTTGGATTTTTTGGTCGGCTTGGCTAACTTTTTGTTCAGCCTTAACCAGACCATCTTCCAACGGTTTGAGGTTTGCATCAACCTTAACTGTTAATGAGCCAGCAGGAATGTCAGCCACGCGTTTACCTCATTTTTATCAACTCAGGAACTTGCCCAAGCAAACCGTTCCACTCAGGCATCGTAAGATTTATCGGCTCACCTACGCCAGGGAAGAAGTGGGCAATGTATGCACGCTCGCGCATCCAATCACGCCGAACACAACTCACTCCTGGCTTTACACTTGATTGCTGGGTTTAATCTCCTCAGCGTCAGGGTCAATCTCAACTGGATCGTTATTGCCGTCGGCAAAAGGATTCCACAAGCCGCATACCTCAGCAGAGGCCGAAGCCAACTCAGACAAATCACCTACTGCGTCTAGAACGTCAGGATCTATACCTGCATCACTTAGGGCAGCAGAAATAAACATCCTAGCACCAAGTTCAGTGTAAGCCTGCCGCTTCACCTCCGTACCCTGGTCCCATGCTTGCCGCAACTCCGACACTTTTGCAATTGTTTGATCGTTATTCATACCGATTGCCTCGCAATCGCTGATCAATTCTTTGCGTCGTACCTGAAATATTTGATGCCCAACCTCGTGGATTTGCCGAACTGTAAGCCGCTGGACGGTGAAGTTTACACCGTCTAATGAAATATCAATTTGCCTAATCATGTCATACCTCTCAAATGGGGCGGCAGCGAGACCGTTGTATTTGTCCAATCTCGCCGCCGCTTGGTTTCAATACTAACCAAACGATTTATGTCGTTTGTTAAATAATAGAAGGACAAAGCCAACCGTTGTGCTTCCTCCATGGTTTTGGCGTTGCTGCCACACTTCCTCGTGATGACCTTGCCAGTTTTCAGCCCTTTGAACTGAACTACCGTCAACCAGTCATCTGGCTGCTGCCTCGGTTGCATTTATCAAGACTCGTCCCAGGTCAAAGTAACTCCACCAGTAAACTCGCCGTCAACACTGATCGAAGCATCACCACCCATCGTGCTGGTGGGCGACACGTTGCCGATGATTGCAGTTCCTGACCACATTGAGTCGGTGCTGCTAGACGCCTTGAGGTCAACTGATTCGCCTGCCGGATCAAAAAGCAACAAATTGCTGCCGTCTACAGGCATCGGCTTGTTTGGTGAACCATCCTTTTGCATGATGCCACTGGCAGAAAAAGTGCCGGACATTACGCCACCACGCTTTTGTGCATAAGAATCACCAAAGGCGGTGAGGTCAGTAATCGCTTGCGAGAACGTCGCTGACCAGGTGTTGAAGAGAATGTTGTGGTCGGCTACGGTGCAAGAACCGTCAGAGCCTGTAATGCGTGCCATGTGTTAGATCCTTAAACTGTGGCCCCAGTGCGAAGCCTAAACTCGGTAATGACCCTTAGGTACTCGCCCTCCACTGAGCGGATACCGTCATTCGTACATTCGATTTTTGCACTTCCGTGATTGGCAATTACAGGAGTGCTGTTCTGCATTAACGTAAACAATTTAGTTTGGATGCCACCAAGGGCTGCCATACCGTCTTGCTTTCTGTTGTAAATATCGACTTGGAACAAGTAGTCCTTGAGGCTACTGCCGTTGAAAGTCTGCTCGAACGGGGCGCTGATTAGTTGAAATATTGCCAGCGGTGTTTCTTTCATTGCTGGCGCTTCTTGTTCGAAAATCCGACCGCCGACAGCAACATAAAATCCATCAGCACTGAGTTGTTGGCTTGTCAACTGATAATAGAACGCTCGTACTACATCTTGGCTCATACGCTACCCCCGCCGCTTGCAAATTTTCGCAAGGCGCCGTTTGCCGCCCGCATGGCTGCTTTCTGCATGTTGCGAATATTTTTCGCTAAGGTGTCTCGCATATATGGCCTTGCTGCCTGGGTTATACGTTTCCCCTTACGATCAGTGCCTGAAAATCCAAACTCTAGGCGAGCCGCATATGGCTGGGCAGTACCTACGCGAACTAATGGTTTTTGGCCTTTGTTCTGTCTATCGTCAACTTGAATACTTCGACCGAGGTTGCCAGTTTGTTTAAATGGCCCGTCTGGAGCAACGGACGGCGGAGGAGACTTACCGAGGTTCAGCCTTTTCTTTATTTCGGTTTGCAAGAACGTGCCAGCAGCAAATAACGCTGCAGCAGCAATTTTCTCGCCTAACCGTTTGCCTACATTTTTGTTGAATTCAGAACTCATGCAACCGCCGTCGAATCTTCTGTACAGTCAACTACAACGTGAGCAAGGGAAGCCGCGCCTGAGAACATGCCAGGCTTAATAACCCCAACTACCTCTAAAAAGCGGACACTGCTATCAGCAGGGTCAGTGAATTTAAGACGGTCAGTTGGTGCAATATCGACGCCAGCATCAAAATAAACGCGGTGTGTAATCACTAACTCATCACGTCCTGCTTGCAAAGGTTCGGATGCCCCTGCGGGCTGTATAAACCCGTTCACAGTTGAAGTGTCTGAGTATGTTAAGACCGGAAAGCCAGACGCATCGTTTGCAGTCCCAGCGGTCTGGATGGTGATTGATACGCCATGTTTTGTAATTAGTTCGGTGACGCTCATGACTTCCTGTCGATAAATTGCGCTAAAAGTTCTCGGATTCTGTCAGATGATCGGATGGGGTCGGCTGCACGCGTATACGAATATGATCCAATAGATTCGGACTGCATAGTTGGATTTTCCCCTTTGTTGCTGTAAGCGTACTGCACCAACTCAATACAGGCCTGCGCGAGGTCAGCAGGTATTTCACTTAGCCCGTCAAATCCAGCATCATATTCGACAAGAATGCCACCGAACGTAAAAGGCATCGGGAGGCCTGCATCAGTGTGTTTGCCGAAGAACAGCATATCAGCAGAATCGACAAATTCGAGGGTCCCACGGTCATCATGCAAGCGATATGGAACATCGTCCCGGTCTGGGAACTCAACTTGTGCCGAAGATAACATCACATTAACCCCACCTTGTCGAAACAAATCTGTGCTTAAACAATTTGATGACAAAGTTGCATCGAATCCACTTACGGCATTTATGGCATCGACTAGGCCGGAGGCTGTGTCGTTATTGGCAGATGCAAAGACCAGGTTAGTTGTGGTTTTTGTTCCGTCAGACTGATGACGGGTAAGAACTAAGCGGTCGCTGCGGACCTCGACAACTGCACGCAAATCGCTGGTTGTATCGCTGCTTACGCTGAACGCAATTTTGTTGCCTATCGCAACTCGGCTGATACCAATGACAGGGTAGTTGCGTAGCCTAAGTTTTTTCTGGCCTGTCCCGTTGTACGATTCTCGGTATGACTGCTTGCGGAACTTGCGGTCACAGTAGCGCTCGATCCTGCTCGATTCAGCATTGATTAGACGTTCGATGAGGGCATCATCACCGGATGTGCCCACACCCAGGTACGCCTTTGCATCGGCCAAAGATACTAGTGCGTTGTCAGCCAAGGCCATTAGTTGTCTCCTGTCCCTCCCTCAGCCTGGCAGCCACGAATGGACTGCCAGGCCTTTGAGAGGAAGGTCACGGGGTGTTAATGATCAAACGATCACGCGGCCTTGCCAGTCGGCAGAAGCAGCAGTGATTGGTCGCTGATCGTTAAGGGTGAACGCTGCAACATAGTTGCTGGACGAAGCAGGTCCGTTAAACGAGATGGTGATGTAGCGCTTGCGACCACGGAGGTCAACGAAGTACAAAGCACATCCATCATCAGCGGCAACGCTGGTTGGAGAGGTGACGGTGCTGGACAGGTCCGTGCCGGAAATGTCGGCTTGACCAGAACCAGATGCGTCGGACTCCTGCAACTTAAGTGCTGCCATCGCGCCATTCGATCCACCAGAGGTGAAGAACTGAATAACGAGGTAGTCAGCGTTCAGGGTATCAATCTCCTTAGTCGCTGCGTCAGCATTGGACTCGGAGAAATGTTTGAAAGTAATATCTTGAAGCGGAATCATTTAGATGTCAGCCTTTCAATTAGGAAGCAGCCGTCTTGAGGGCAACAATCGCACCGGCAGTGCTGCTGTCACCAACATCGTGGCAGTTAATGTCAAAGCGGGTAGTTCCACGAACACCGATTTGGTCGGCTTCGAAGAATCTATCTTCGCTCACGGCAATCTCGGTTGGCCGACGTTCTCCTCC